TTCCTTATGGCCTTAGAGGCTCGTTGCAGTTACTGAGACGCCAAGGTGCGGAAGGACGCGACCCTACGACCGGGACGGCCCATGCCCTTAACGAAAGATTCCTTGCCATAGAAGACGTTGGTCCGCAAGCCAGTCGTCGGATCAACCTTGGTGACCATCCGCAGTTCGCCAGCCTTGAGGTCAATCGGGTTGGCAGCGGCAGCAGTCGCGTCGGCATAAACAGCCGCCTCGGCGATCTCGAAGGTGTCATCATCCATCCTGGAGAACTTGGCCTTCTTCCAGGTGTTTGAGTGTCCCTTCAGCTTGCTGGCAAGGCGCTTACGATAGTCAATGAGCGACTCACCTTCGAGAGGACGAGGAGCGCGCTGGCCGAAACCAGAAAACACCATGTCTGCCCGCGACTGTGCATCGGCAAACGCAGCATGTTCATCGTCGGTGCGCGGCTTCATCATTGCCGTGAGCTTGGCAATGGTAGCAGCTTGATCAGCCATGGCCTTGCGGAGATCGCCGATTTCATCGGCCCGCGCCGAATCGTCCTTCTTCTTGGGCGGGAAGGCATCGTCCTTCTTGTCGTCATCATCGTCGGACTTTGCCTTGGCAGAATCTTCCTTTTCTTCTTTTTCTTTGCCATGCTTGATCTCAAGCTCGCCATCATCGTCCTTCTTGTCGTCGTCGTCTGCTTTCTTGGCATCAGCCTTGGCAGCGGCATCGTCCTTCTTGTCGTCATCATCATCATCCAAGATTTTGTTCTTGGGCGTGGTGGCGTCGTCCTTCTTATCGTCGTCGCCGCCGCCGCCTTTGGCCACGGCGTCGTCCTTCTTATCATCGTCGTCACCCTTGATGGGATGCTTGGTGGTAGTCTCCAAGGCATCCATCCGGCTGTTCAACGCATCCATCTTCTTAATAGCGTCGGCAAGCATTGCATCGACGCTAACAGTTCCTGCCATGATATCCTCCTATGTTAGCAGGCCTCAACATCGCGCAATGCCTCGCGCGAAACTCAACGTACCATCAAGTCACGTCTGGACACAAATGCGTCCAATCTATCCGCAAATTTACTAAGATTATCCGTAAACTCCAACAACCCCGGTGGAATCCCTTGTTGGTTTTCAGCCGGGGAGTTGGACTCTTCTTGTAGTGGTAGTGAAGGAGCCGGTAAATCATTGGCGTCAACTCTAATACCAGACGCATCTCCGCCCTTGTCCCAAACGCCTTTCTCACAAATTGCCAAATGATCAATGAAGCTTGGTTTGCCTTCAACAAGTAGGTCGGAACCATCCTCCATTGCAATCGTATAATTAACATTCGTATCCCGGAACACTACGCTAGGAGAAGTAGATAGACTGCCATTAGTAATCATCTCTACTGCCGCAGTATCGTACACTCGGGCAATCCCCCATACTTCGTCACCCTTAATGTAAGGTAGAAACATAGTGCCAACAATCCGATTAGCAAACTCTTCTGAATTAAGGATTTGGGTACTGGGATGTTCCATAATAATAGGAAGCCCATTGCAGCGTTGAAGAAACTCTGGAGTAAGATATACCGTGTCACGCCTATATACCCACTCGTTCAACTTAGGACGGTAACTGAAGCCAGTACCGCTAATCCGCATATCAACCAAAGTAACCTTCTCAATAGTTTGGGGGGAAGTAAGCTCATTGTCACGAATTGCCTCTGCAATTTCAAGCTCCGTCATGCCCTTAAGCTTACGCAGAGCAATCATTACTCCTGGATGGAGTCCAAGGCTTCCAGCATAGTCGGGGTTAATCCATACATGCGCGTCATGTTCATGATTAAATCGAGGTGTAAATTCGTCATCACATTCATAGTGGTAAGTAGTGAAGTCAACGTCACCGCATATACGTCTACAGAGTAAGTTGCCAGAATGTCCAGCGCGGTATCCCGTTTCTTCCATGCACTCACGTACAGCACATTGCTCGAGTGATTCATGTTCTTTCTTCGTACCTCCTGGAAACGCCCAGCCCTCTCCATCGGTACGGCGCATAAAAAGAACCCTGCCATTCGGTGCTCGAAATAATATCCCTGAGGCTTGCATTATCGCAAACTCGCAAATGTACCGCGCATATAAGAAGGATGATAAGAAGCTTTCACCAAACTCTTCAAGTCCCAACCGCGCATTGGTGATTTAGTTTTTGAAATATAACCTTGCTGACCACGCATAGGTGAAGTAACATCACCCATATAACTCTGTTGCCCGCGCATGGGTGAAGTAATGTCACCAAAGTAATCCTGCTGGCCCCTCATCGGGGAAACCGTATCAGGGATATACCTCTGCTGACCACGCATTGGTGAGCCTTGGTACAGATATTGCAGCATATCTGACATCCAAGTCGGGTCAGTAGCCGTTAACCATGAATTACCAAATAGGGTCTCCTGCCCATTAATCATCTGTTGTCGAAATTCCATAACATCAATCACGGCTTGGCAACCTTCTTAGGATGCCTATTAGAAGGTTGCATTCCATCTTTTGTGCGCGGCTTAACCTCTTTCTTATGCCGCATAGCGTGACGCTTTTCCCAAAAATCCATACGCTTTTCTAAAGCATCACATTCTGAAACCAAATGCTTAATCTTAACCGCCTCACCTTCCGTAAACCCCATATGCTGATTATCATCTTCTCTAGCTTTACGTTCTGCTATTCCTGCTGCTGCTTCTGGATTATGCCCCTTAGCTATCAATTTACTGGTATTCTTGTTAATAGTCTTTTCAGATGTACCTTTTTCTAAAGGTATGTGCTCATCATCGTCTACACCAGTGATTTTACCAGCGTTCTTACTCGCATAGAAAACTCTTTCCCCTTCCTTGGGGCCATAAGTCTTCTCCATAGCACCTTTAATTTTTTCGCCCTTTTCGGTCAGGGGCATTTTCTTTCCTATTTACAGAAGCTTTGGTATTATCAGGGTAATAGTCACTATCTATGTGGGCAGGCTTCCGAATATACAAGCTAGGACGGATAACATGGTGTGACACAGGAGCCAGATATAGCCGGGAGGTCATCGAAACCGCCTTTGACTAGCAAATCGTCCTTGCCTGTTCCGGAGAGTTCGCTGGGTAATTTCTTCCCATGTTACTTCGGGCTCTTCGTCGTGCTTATTCAATTTCCTGGCCAAGCCCACTAAATCGCGCTCAGACACCCGATACTTGCGGCGCAAATACGATAAAGATTTAGCAATATCACTATTCAGTGCCATTCTTACTCAAATGCTCCAGAAGCTGAACCACTCCGCCGACATCATCCGCGCGGGCCATCTTCACTTTAGGTATTTGAACCTTGCGTGGGTCCGAACCACTCTTCATCTTACCCTCTCCCCCCGGCCCGCCCATCATACCGCCTTGCAACTCAGCTTGACGCATTTCCTCTTCTCGCGCTTCCATCTTCTTATATTGCTTCAGCAGCACCTGATAATCAAGGTTCAAGGGGCTAGAATACAGAAGCTTGTTATTGGTAACTGCGTCCGCGAGCCATTGGACTAGCCGGACTTTGTTTGCGGGGTCAAATGAAAGCTCTAAAATTTGGTAAACCGAAATAGCAGCCTTCATCTTGGTGTCATCAACCTTAACTTGGTCGCTGTCCGGCTCTCGTAGATAACCGGGCCACGTAGCCAGGAAGCTGTTTTTCCAATCGTAGAACGCTTCCTTGTAACTGGTTTCTCCATACTTTTCTGGAAACTTGCGCTTTAGAAATTTATAAAAGTCTGGTGTCCAAGCACGATACATAACGATGTGATCAAGGAATCTGTACACAGGTTCCATAGTCTCACGCAATCGATCCATATATCGCGCCACAGCCTTAGCGTCTTCCGAGCCTTCACCAAAGCCCTCTGCGAACGACTCTTGCGTAAGGAGCTTGACTGGCATATCCACGGCAGACGCAATATTTTCCAGGATATTACGTCTTGCGAGTACATGCGGCCCCTCCAGATTTTGCATATTCAACGACTCAACGCCCTCCTCCGGGGTGACGTTGATTACGTTACCGGTTTCCGCCTCTTTTACCACTGACCGCTTGAATGCGGCGGCCCAAGACATGATGTTATCGACAAAGTTTCCTGGTTGCTTGATCTTTGCCACCAGTACTCCGACCTTTGTCTCAACCAGATCATCAGCGATGAGTGATTTAATATAGGATTTGAGTGGATAAAACGCTCGTTGATAGGCACTCCTTCCCACAAAGCCAAAGGCCGAGGTGGTATATCCAAGATAGATAGGCTTTTCATTTGTTATGGTGACTGTACGGGATGGATGGTATGCGGTTCCCGTAACCGCAATCTGCGAATACTTCAAGAAATCCATGGCGTTGGGGTTCTGATTAAGGACCAGACTTCCCGCAGTATTAAGAGGATCCAATATATTGAAAGAAATATTAAGATCAGGTAGATCCCAAGGATCAATAGGCGTATTGCTTTTAACATCATCTACCAATAACGCAATTGAACCAATGCCATAAATACGAGAAATAGTAAGCAGATTATGCACAAGACTATCACCACCAATTGCTTTCCATTCATCATTAAAGGCATCAACACAATACTCACCGGGACTGTCAGGTACCTTAATTTCACGCCGTTGGCTCAAAGCCAAGGACACTGGCCCCTCTACAATACGCGCACCCAACGGATGATAAAGATAAATCTCCTTACACGTTTGATAACTAACAACATCCCCCGGCACGATATCCGGAGCTACCAGCAAATCCTGGAGAGCATTACCGGGGGTCGTTGTTACAGACGAATTAGGAATATAAACCATCTACCACCGAAAAAGGCTGGCCACGAATAT